GCTCCCGGGACGTCGCTCTTTCACTGATTACTCAGTAAGAGGACTGTGGCACCGCACGAACTGGACTGAGTACCCAGTTCGTGAAGCCCAACCCACACCTTTCGTCGTTTGACGAGAGGTTTCTGCTCGTACCCTGATTCCCACGCAGTGTATGGGGAGGGTCTCTCAGTAAAATACTGGAGAAGAGCAGAATCGCCGTCGGTTTTCGATTTGGATGTGTTGGACGAGAGTCCAATTGTCCTTATCTCCCACCTGTGTAGGTCCTTGTTATAACGGATCCGCGAAGGATCGTTATCAAGGCTACCTCGAGTGGTAATGCCAACGGCACCAGAAGTCGGAGCTACCTTGGCAAGATGCCTAGGTAGTGTCGACGTCAAGTAGCTAGCCGTGTTCAATAGGTACCTATCATAGTACCTATTTCGCGTAGCTAACACACTTGACAGACTCCTGGCGGTACCATCGTACGCTTGTCGATAGTATACTGGTGTCACGTTGACGCCATTATACGCATCGACACCGCAAGACTCACGGAACTTCCCGTTCCAGTAAGACTTGCCGGTGTTTACCTTGAAATGTAACATTTCAAGGGCGCGAACGAAGGTTTCCCTGGATCCTTTGGGGATGACTATGTCATCTCCAAAGACGGACACCTTTCCATAGAAAGCTGTAATGTTCTCATCAGTTGGCTTGATCCTTCTGTCTGTGAAGACAGAGGCAAGTGCAATTGTGAGAAACACGAAGCTTTCGACAGGAAAGGTCGTAGCGTTCCCCATAGTGCTGAATTTCTTCAGCATGATTGTCTCTTTGACTCTCCGAGTCAAATGCTGTGAGACAAGTGGGGTACGTGTCGATCTAAGGGCGGCTAACAACTCAGGACGAGTCCTGAATAGCTGACCGACCAGATCGGGAGTAACGAGATCGCTAGCCATAGATAAATCTATGGTCGCAGTCTCGCCCGTAACCGACGCGTCCCTAGCGAGCTGTTGGTTAATGGACTGGTCTCCAAAGGAGACATATCCACGTAGCCAAGTTCGTCCAGAGCGCCCATACATGTAGGACAGCAAGTTTTGCTGGCACCACATGTTGGATCCTGGTTCAGCGGCAATAAGCCGCGGTCCAGAATAGGTTTTCGGGACTGCAATGAGTCGGCTAGACGCCCCCGAAGGGTTGTCTGTCGGTACATCGCAGCACCTCCTAGCCCAGCTGCTGTAGCTATGGTAGCCACAATCAGCGATCGGGAAAACACGCTCGAGAACTTCTGACCAAGCACTCCAAGTATACTTGTCATGCTTGCCAGTTTTCTCTGAGACTGCTCCTGGTCCATGCTTGAACCTCCATTGCTGCGGGTCGTAAGACCCTAATGCAGAAGATAGCAACTTCGACACGATGTCGAAGTTTGCTAGAAAGAGCTGACGCTCGTCCCAATTGTCGTCCCTCTGGTTGTACCTACTGTGGACAAGTCCACGATAAGTATCCCCGTTGAGATCACAATCAGGATCGTTCCAGAACCTGGATGGTTCTGGAAGTTTGGCGTCAACATCGGCCATCTCGACTACAGCTGCCGAGACTAACCGAGTAGGACATGGAATCGTATACTTCTTTGCGAACAACGTGAGTTGCCGCAAAAAGAATATAGCTTCCGTATCCGGCTCTTCCTTCAAGCGACCGGTATCGTCGAAAATGAGTAGGTAAATCCTACCGAGAAATCTCGGTAGCTTTACCTTCGAATGGCCCCTGCTCGTTGCAGGTAAACCCTCGAAATTGTACTCACCGTTGGCAAGACATCTATCCAGATGCTTACCCACTGCCGGAAGGTCTACCAAAAGAAATGGTAAACCCCTGGCTTCGACGCACCGCTCGAAACGCTCAAGATCTCTCTTGAGGAACGCCTCGAGTTCGGGGAAGGCATGTATAGTGTCTGCAAGCAGACACTTCCATACCTTACTCAGCTCCTGAATGTGCCTCTTAGTCATGCTAATTCTTTCTTGCGAGAGGATTAGGAATGACGCACACTGATTGAGAAACTGAGCTCCAACCATTTGCATGCCTCTGAAAGAGGCGCGAGGGGATCGTGACTGATACAAAATATCAGTTGCTATACCAGCGCGGGTTGTATAACGAAGCAGGGGTGATTAAGCCCCAGCCCGTTGTACACTCGGCGGTATAGACAAGCCTTAAACTGAGTACTGCTACCCAGTCTAATGCTACGATTCCCAACCCATCAGCGAGGTTAAGAAAGCATCTGAGCTTGCGATCGCGAGATCGAAAACCGCATTTGCATTAACCGTGCTAAGGTCGTCCGGCGTTTGCTGGACAACAAAGTACATGATTCGGAGTTTCTCCGACGTCGATTCAGTGGCCCAAATGGTTTCGCGCAACTCGAAGTTGTGTCGATCCATAGCGGGCTGTGAAGCGGTGGCCTTGGTCGTCGTATGACGAATCGAGGCATCATAACGATGGGTTGCATCAGTGAATCGGTACTTCGATGTGAAGCCTTCTTCATTGATAAGCTTGAGGGTGTAAAGTACACCATCAATGGTCAGAGCAAGAGTATTCCCAATCATAGGAGTCCTTCCGTCGCGACTCAACGTCCGAGCCGCAGAAATGCGACACGGTCGTTGCCAGAAATTCTGGCAGCCGTCAGAGCCGCGACTATCGACAGATGCGAATCCGTGAGGATTTGCATCCTAAAGGAGGGGAAGGAAACGGCAGAAGCGAGATGATATCTCTTCTTCCGTTCGTGGGTGCAGATCAGGTCATCCATGGCCAGATTCCACTCACCCGAGACTAGCGCAGACTCCATAATAAGCTTCCTATGAAGCTTACTATGTTGCATGATGCATAGTCCCTTATACTGGACGTCGACCTGGTTGGCATTGTTGGAGATGATATCTCCGACGTTACCAAACCAGTCTGCTAACCAAGACCAGGGAAGTAATTCCCAGGCCGCGGCAGTAATTCCAGCCTGACTGAAACCAAACGCTTGTCTTCTGGCTTTGAGCATAAGCTCATCGTCATCATACTTGCGTAGGTCGAAGTAGGCGGGAGTGTACCATTGGACGGTGCCCCACACTTTGTGGGAATAAACATCGTGCCAATGAGCATACAGAATTCTCTGGAAGGATTGGGCAACAAACCCAGATCCAACTCGAGTCTTCATCCCGAAATCCAGCACCTTCCTTTTTCCAAGGCGTTTTCCGTCCCGAAGCTTTTGAAGAGTTTTGAACCTCTTCTGAGCTAGATGCTGAAAATTCAGCATACTAATCAGGTCGGAAACTAGAGGCTTGATTCCCCAACGATACTGCAAATAGGTGTTACCTAAATTGCCTAGTATGTTGCGGCCCCATCCTCTAATGAGACTCGGTAGATCCTTCAACTCACCTAAGAACTGTGGCACGTTCATTTCTGGCGTGCTTGGGTTACTTTTGGCGAGTAGTCGATTGGCGTACCCATTCAAGGACATAATGTCCAGTGGATAGCCATACGACCCAGTAGGATCAGGGATAGCGTGAGAACACGCAGCTATGGGTAGGTTAACGAACCTACGGAAAACATAGCCGGACGCGAACGTCCTAGTCCCGTCAAGTCTCCCGCCAGTACGCGTCGTCTTAGCAACAGACAGGTTGTTAAAGCCTGTTCGATTGCCGACGACGTCCTGACAGGATTCCCACCATCCAAAACTACCAGACTGGTAACCGAGCGGATTTCCCCTTTCATTGAGTACAGACCCAATGATAGTTGAAGCTCCGTCTCTGGTTCTAGTTCGGTCAGTCATAAGATGGTGTCTCCGAGTGCACATTCCTTGTACCTTAAGAGCTGACATGATGTCAAGCATCCCAGAGATCTGAGACGCCGGGTCCGCTCACACGAGCGGGC